CTCCACAGTCACTGATTGTTGTTCTAATTTCTGCAGGACGTAAATAAACGGTATATATTCCTTTCTTATTAAACTCTGAAGCCGGAAGTTTTAAACTATATAATCCACCTAAAATTTCAACATTAGCATTACCACCTGTATCTCCATTATGAAAATACGGTGTCAATATACTTCTTGAGTTTAATTTCTTTAAAAGAAAGTTATCCGTAACATCTCTTGAGACGGTGTAATGTAAAATTATATCTACATCATCTGGTGACACGTCAGCCGGTCTAACTATTCCATAAGTTCCTAATGCCATTTTTTTATTTTATAAATAGTTTATATTGTTTTTTTATGTGGTTTTTATTCGATAATATCCATAACCGTATCTTACAAGATCACCAATATTATCAACCTCACCTAACCTTTGTAGTGGTTCAAATGCCGAATACTTACCCCTTTCTATATAGACATCCGTTTGTATTTCAGGTGACATAACAAAATCAAGTAAATACTCATTTTTAGTCATTGCCGATGCGATTATATCATTTGATGTTATACCACTACTATTAACAATATAAAAGGTTTTACCATTAACTAAATCGTAATAATTAACATTATTAATTGTATAGGCAGTATAATCAGGAGTCATTGAGTCAACTTGACCAAATACTTGATTGTTTTTATTAAACACATAACCGACGGTGTATGGTGCTGGACCCCATCTTTTTAAATCTTGTATCCTTGATTTCGTGTATCCAGAAATTGGGAACGGTACTGTCGTGAAGTTACTTGATATTTGGTATGGTATATTATTTTGTGCGTCCCCATCAAAAATGTAGTTATAAGATATTGGTATATTTGCCCAATTACCTTGTTGTGGTATAAATGTTATAGTTCCTTGTGGGTTTGTAACTGATGCCGGAACTAAAGGTATTGTTATTGGTTTTTCTATTATGGTTACCCCCCAAGGATTTGATCCCGATAATGTTATTGTATAATCACCTGAACCCACATAAGTATGATTTAAAAATGATGTTGTTAGTGGTTGTGATAAACCATCTCCCCAATCAACAGTGTATGTTGTAAAGTCCAAATAACTAACAGTAAAATCTCCAGAAGTGTTATATAACGTAACTTCATACGTATTGGATGGATTTGCCCCTGAAAATAAAAAGTTGGTTACTATATCTTTTTGTAATAATAAACCGTCAAATTCAGAATAAAACCCAATATCGTTATATGTTTGTGTAAACATAATGGGTATTGTTAACCCTGTTAATACTGAATCTCCGTTTGTCCCCCCACTTAAAATGTCGGACATTCCAGAATAAACATATATTTGATCTGTTCTAAAATTTTGGTTGGGTACCGCAAGATTTAAACATGGTTCTTCCTTATAATTATACCCTGTATCTGCGGTATAAATAAACCCGTATATGTCTAAAGCTAAGGTTTCGGGTGATATTAAAATACTAAATTTTTCTGATTCCATTATGGGTTAACGTATTCATACCAGATTATAGCTTCAGAGGCTAAAGGTCCAACACCAACTCTTGTTAATGATGGAGTTTCTTTATATATTCTATATTCATAGGTTGAGTAGTCTATATCTACTCTATAATAGAAGTATTGTGATTTATCAAAGTTATATACTGTTGGTCCAACCAATGACGATTGTGGCGTATTCATCATTCTAACAAATTGCCCTTTCTTTGCGTTAAAGAATTTTGCACTCATATAAAATGTTGTGTTTGTTAAATATGATGGGTTTTTCAACCAATAATAAAAAAATCCTTCTTTATCGGCACCAACATAATCAAGTAAAAATTTTGGTTTTTTAACGTCTACCTGTGTAGGGTTTAAAATTGGTCCAATAAATCCAGGTTCTTTTAATCCTTCTTGTGTTGGTAGTACAACTGAAAAAAGTATCTTTTGATTTTCGGGTACTTTAGTGTCGTAGAAATCCAATTTAAAAAAACTACCTTTAAATGAATTTGCAAAATAATATATCTCACTATCAGTAAAAGTTGCGTACTGATAATCATCTAACCAATTAGTGATTGATGGTGGGTTATTTATAAAGTCTGTTGTTGTTGCAGGATCAAAAAAGTTAAACTGGTAGTATATCTCTGTTTTATCTTGATTTAAATCCCACGGCGCGTGAGCAAATTTTGTAGTTTCAAAATCATCAATACCGTTTATTGCCTTTTTAACTACTTCGGATTCATATTCTTCAACACCCATTTCCCTACCTTCGTTATCAAAAGATAATTCAATAGGTATAATTATATCTCTATCATTAACATTAAGATTAAATCTATAGTAATTATTATTCACAGTCGTCGTTAATTGGATCGTTTATCAATGATGTTGTCACCATATTATTTCTCTTAATAGGTTTTTGTAAAAACAATATGTTTTTAAATGGGTAATGAGCTCCATTTATGAATGGGTTGTCAATTCCAATACCATCACTATCTTTGTACCCATATGTATATATATCCCTCCATATGAAAGTCTCTTCGTATTGTGAATACCAAGCATAGTTAGGGATATTATCCACCTTACCTTTTTTACCGTATTCTAAATAGTCACTAAATACCCGTATAGGTACTTCGTAGTGTGGTTCATATGCGTAACCACTCGGTAAATTTAATGGTGAATTATCTAAAAAATTAATAGGATTAAATGAATATTTGTGATATAATGATGATATAACATATTCTTTTTGTTCCATATAATTATACTCACAAAAATCACCTTTAATAACGTCACCAACATTTAATAGGTTGTTATAATAAAAATATTGTCCACTACCAACGGGGTATTCGTATGAGGATGATGTTATATTATCTTTATTTATAGAGGAACCGTGATCCCACCAGTTATCTACATTATTTTTTTGAAAATTAAATCCCCATCCAATATCCAACCCAACAACATTACCGTTTTGATTTATTGATGGTGGATTAAACCAACCCATATATCCTCTTTGTATTATACTAACAAATAAATCCATTACAGGTTTACCGTTATTATCTTTTAATTGGTTTATTTCAATGTCTTTATCAAAACTATAACTAAAGGTTTTTGACCCGTCTTTAACAGATACCCTTTGTAATTGGTTTGGTGTAAGTGCAGAATATTCTAATTTTGATTTAACAGGAAATGGGTTCGTTTCAAATCCCGCCTGTAATAAATTAACGTCTTCAGCGTTTGTTAATATTTTATGTAATCTAACGTAGTATATAGATTTAGTTTCTCCACTATTTTGTATATTACTTATTCTTTTAAAATTACCATACGTACCTGTTGTTGTTTGAGCCACAGGGAATTTCAAATCATAAATACTAAAGACATTTTCTTCTGTACCGTAAGTCCCATCACCAACACCATATACTTCAAATGTGTTTTTACCCCCCAAACCTAATGGGTTTGTTGGTATTGATAATTCAACATTCTGTCCAGGTTTTAAATTGTGTTTAGTTCCACAATAAAAATAAACTAAAGATTTACCATTAAACGATGAGGTGTCAATAACAAATGGTATCCCATCGGACGCAATAAAATTATTAGTAACGTTAAATTGTTCACTGGTATATGCCATTGCATGTTGGGTGTCACTACTAAACCCATATGATAAATAAATCGACCAATTATATGTTGTTGAACTTTTTGCAACAAACGGGATGTGCCCGATTATTCCTTGTTTTCTAATGAACGTAAACTCTTCAAATTGTGGATAACCTTCCCACAACACTGATGGGTTTGGTGGTGTGTTAGCAGTAGCATTTGCAATAGCATTAGTGTAGTATAACGAATCTCTATATGGTGTGTAAGACGTTTTTCCACTAACCGTATTGTTAAAAACATTTACAATTTTACCTGAAACCCTAATTGTTCCACTTTCTTGTCTTTCTTTATTAAATAATTCCTCTTGGTTAACAGTAACAGATCTATCACCTTCAACCATTGTTCTTCTATCACCAATTAATGGTGGTTGTATCCATACATCTTTATCCGTACTTGCTGCGTATCGTTTTGAACCTAAGACAATTAATATTTCGTTTTCATTAGACATCTTGATTTAAAATGTATTTTGTTATATATCTGTTTATTGAACTTTTACCTTTACCTAAACCAAAATAAAAATGGTATGGTGAACCAACCAAGAAAGGATTTTGTTGTCCTGCCGGCATAGTTTCATCTGTTGCACCACCCGGTGTTGAGTTATATATGTAACCTCTTCTACCTGTGTTTAAATTATTAAAGTATTGTGAAAATGGTGACTGATAAAAACTTAAATCTTGATATTTTTGAGAGTAGAACCCTCCACTACCTAATAAGTTTGTCTCCCAATCATTTAAATCACTACCAAATATTGTGTTTACCGATCCTTGATTTAATCTCCATTGGTAAAATGGTACCTCTTGTGTTTTAGGGTATCCAAAATAATTTGTGAGTGTTGGGGTAAATGTTGTTATTCCTGGTGATACGACTATTCTATTTTCAGTGTTTGATGTGAAGAATACTCCAAGTGTTGCATCTCCGGCAGTCGCAATGTATATATCACCAACACCATCATATGTGTCTTCATCAAACCCTTCAACACCATACTCCGAATTAATACTAAATAATTGTACAATATCACCATCCATTCTATCTTCACTTCTTGAGAACATTCTATTAATAGATGCATCTCCAAAATTGAATATCTGTTGTAAAAAACTAGTATTAATAAGTCTTGATACAATAAATAATTGTAATAAGTCTGATGTATCGTTATATGAAGTGGATTTAATCGTATCAACAATATACCCCTCAAAGTCAGGATTAGTACAAATCTCTTTAGTAAATTCATCTCTTGCTCCTAAATCCATAATTGTTGTTGGGAAAAATATGTTTCTTTCATTAGCCCCTCCAAAATCAACAGGTAGAAGTGTTGGGTTTGAATATGTTCCTTGTTTTGGTATTTGTCCTACAAAATTATTTGAGTCGTAAGGGGTTGCCCTATAGAAAAATGAGTTTGTTGTATTTTCTGTATAAAATATTGGACCTTGTCCAGGTCGTATTGTACTATCATACGTACCACAAAACTTATATTTTTTTGGTTGTCCAACAATGTTAAAAATTGTTTGTTTTTTAAATGAGAACATATATAAAGTACCATTAACCCAATTGTTTTGGAAAACGTGTGCAAAAATTCCTCTACATGCACCAAACATCATTCTAAATCTAAGTTTCCATTCCGTGAAGTTTTCAAAGTCTTTTTTAATATTAACTACGTATGGTTTTTGAATGAATTGATAACATCCTGATTTAATTCTAATAGGATCCTCATTATCATTACAAGGGGTTTCTACACCAAAACTATTTGTCGCAGCATCAATTGTATAACATTTTAATGGTACCATACCTGCACAATCAAACGAACTTAAGACACTACTTGCTGCGTTAGGAGCATCAGGACCAAAATCTTGTGAGTTATTTGATGAATCTGTTGATCCAACACCAACAATTATAGTTTCGGCGTTTTGTGATAAAATATATGCAGTAAAATTATCATTCTGATGTAATGAAAAACTATTTAAACCGTCATTTTGAGTAACATCTGATGTTGGTAATCTGTCAGATCTTAAAACCAATTTAGGGTTTGCCCCTGACGGTATAACGACAATTGTTCCACTATTCGTTGTTGAGTATGCGGGAGCATATATCCTACCATTATAACTTGATAGTACGGTAAATTCATAATTTGGATTTTGTGTTGTTGCCATATAGGAACCGCCTTCGGTATTACCTTGTAAAACTGACATAAAATTATAAAATTTTATGGTATTAGTACCATTCTCAAAAACAGATGGGGTACTATAATAAGAACCAAAAGAATTTCCTCCAGGTGGTGTATATGTTGATTTTGATTTATCCAAAGAAGAATAATAAATAATTGAATTTGAGGTAACAGAACTAAATTGTGTTCCTGTTATTTCAAAATTGTATGGTTCATGGTAAATGGATGATGATGCGTAAGGTTGTGTATGTGCTTCAGGACTTTTACTATTGTACCACCAAAGATCAGATACAACACCTGTGTTCGGTTGTATTGGTACATTTAAATTAAATTGTCCTCTAACATTAACAGTACCTAATGGATGACCAAAAATTCTAGATAAGTCATAATTAATATCCTGTTTTTCTGAATAGGTATCAACCCCTCTAACTAAGATTAAAATATTCATATTTTTCCAACTATCACCATTAACGGTTAATGGGTTAATTCGTTCGGTAAATGTTGACGTATTCCCATTCCTATATCTTATAAGTTGTAATTTATTTAATACGTATTTTCTTAATAATGATGATGTATCGTATTGTGATGCCGGATTTGGGAACATACTAATTTTAATACCGTTCGCTAAAATGTCCGCATTATATGCTGTCATACCTGTAATTACTTGATAGTACTCTAAACCTGTTTTAAACTTATATTCTTTTTCTGATGAGGTTCCAGATACTTGTATATTAATAGTTGTCGGAACTCCGTTTTGTTGTATATATGTTAATGGTGTATTTGTAACTGCAGTATATGAGGTTCCCGTTATTGAGTTAGAACCAAATTGGTTTGTTACTCCACTTACAATATTAATATCATTAATATTATTAGGATTAGTAAATGTTACTAATGTCCCCGATGGGTATGTTCCTATTGTGGATGGATCACAAAGTAATACTATAATATTATCGGTAAATGGTGTTCCATTATTTACTGTTGTAGTAATAACATTAGGTGCCGTTGTGTCAAAATATCTACTTCTTATGTTTGCTAAATTTAAAGATTGTGAATATGTAATATCCTCTTGACTATAATATTTTTCATTTATTTCTGTGAAATCTTTTGTGATTGGCATTCCAATTTCAGGAGATGTTGGGAACCCCGCAATACCATATCTAATACCGTAACTATCTGCTTGATATTTTTGGTTTTTCTTAGTATCACTACCTGTATATTGATCCGGACTTAACTCACAAAAATACGTTGGTCCAGGTGTTGGTGACGTGTACGCACCTTGTGGGATTTGATCGTCGTTGGCATCAAAATTACAAATATTAACGTTTGGTACCCCACCCCAAAAGTCGTTAGAGTTAACATTCGCCAAAAACGAATTATTACCTCTTGTATTGACTGTATACTTACCTATTTTTGTTTCAGCGTCCCCTCCACCACTCAAAGGTGAATCGGTTATCTCTTCTAATTCCAAGTCAGGAGCATCACAAGAACAAGCTTCACAGTCAGGATATGACATCATTGGTAAATTTATTCCTTTAAAATTAAACTTAGTTAACATTGGTGATACTTTAGCTGCGAATAGAATTGCTGCTGCTATAAAGACAACTGCGGCTAAACTATAAAGAACAATTAACCCAATTGCGGGATAGGCAACAATCGCCGCTGCAATGTATTGGTATCCTAAATATAACAAATATACAGGGAAAAATATTGCTATCACCCATTTTAATATCGGCCAAACAAGTGCCAATACGTGTAAAACAGGTATAAGAGCATATAAAATAGGACTAAAAATAGTCACAACTAAATTAAATAAGAAAAAGATAAAATCAAAATTTCTTACACCATCGTTAACAGGAAATCTATTTGTGGTTGTAGTACACGTTCTATCAGTAATTTCTTTTATTCCTAAATGTCTACTTCTATTATATCCCCATTTCCACCTATCAATAAAATTTGCAATAGTATAAACTTTATTAAAATGAAATTCATAAAATCTATCCTCACAATTTATTGCTTCTTGAATCATTTGTAAACCGATTGTTGTTCCAGTATCTCCATAGTCGTTCCAATCTAAACTAAACCCATATGAAAATAATTGGGCGTTTAAATCTGTTGGTTGACTTGTGTTACCTGCCGACCATCCCCACTCTTTAACATTAGGAACTAAATAATCTGCCCTTAATATGTTATTTTCTAATCCATTTTCATTTTGATATTGGATTCTAAATCTATATTTTGCCTTTGTTGGAATACCTACTGTTGGGTCATTTGAAAGTATTTGTTCCCCAAACTCGTTTGTTGTAACGTAATCCAAATTCATGGGTACCTCAGTTAACCATGTCCCTTCATCATCAATTATTTTACCACCTTCAGGTAAATTATATTGTTCTAATATCGGTCTACCATTGGAATCATAATCTATTGTTTGTCTTACTGCTAAAATTGTTCCTGATGATGAAACTAAATCACAAAGATTACCCGAATCTTTTTTAGGTTTACAATTAGTCTTTAAAAAGTCTTCTTCTGCGGTTGAGAATATTGATCCCATAAATATGGAGTGAGGTTTAACTTCAATACCAATATCTCTTAAATCAAAATCTACTCTTGTAATACCAACATCACATAACTCCTCTTCTCCCCAAAAAGATGTCACGTCAGCATCTATTTTTATGTTTACTATCTGTGGTAATGATGCTAAGTCTGTTGACGACTTGAATTGATCTCCGTTAAATTGTTCAGGTCCCGCCATACCCATTCTAATTAAATCGGCAGGTCGTAAAGAGAAACAACCAATATTAGATAAGTCTAAATCTAAAACTACAGTTTGTATTCCTAACGGAACACCAATAATCATAAAGTCACCACTTTCGTTTGTTTTAACGGTGAATTTATAATATTTATCATAAACCTCAAGTACTTCTTTTCTTGTTAATACGTCTTCTCTATCGGGAAATGTACCTGTCGGTGTATGTCCACCATATTCTTGTCTATATGGTAATAGATTATATCTATATCCATCATCATTTTTAATATCTAAAGTTTTATAGGGGTATAATGTTGATATTACAACATCGTCTTCGTCTTCAGGGTCTAGTGGTACAAACACCGAAACTGTTGCGTTTGGTACCCCATACCCACCATTCACTATCACTCTACCAGCGATAACTCCATAGTCAGCACAAAAACGTGTATACACATCGTCTTGTCTTAATTTTAATGATAATATTTCTAAAAAATCAAAATCTTGATTAACATTAATTCTTATGTTTTTATCAACACCAGGTTGAGTTCTTATTCTATAACTTTTTGTCATCAGTCTTTTAAAAATAAATAGTTATGTTCCTACTTTTTAAAAATAGGTGTTATAGAAATAAAATAAAGAATCTTATGAAAAGTCTACGGTTTTTAGACTCTTAACTCTCACTTTAATGTCCTTGTTATTGAATCTAACTTGGTACACTTGATCGGGTTCTGCAAATATTGTATCGTCAATTAAAGCAATTTCTCTTGTGGTTTTATCAATATATTTCTGAGAAGTTTCAGACGATGAATATTGTCCACCAACTTTATTATAAACTTTTAAATCTGATAGTGTTGATACCCCTGCAACATTTTGTATTAACCTTCTAACATCTGAAACGTTTACATTTTGTCCCAATTCTCTATTTCCAGGTTCCATGTAGTTGGAAACAGAATTAATGATTTCAGTAATTACTTGTCCTTGATTTCTATCTGATTCCATCACAACATAAATATCAAATTCAAGATCAATAACTTTAGCTACGTCTATAGAAATATAATCGTTAATCATTCTGTATTTTGATAGGTATGTCGCCAAATTAGATTTTAGATTATTAGATACGACTTGTGTTAATTTACCGTCAGTATCATAAGATAATATTTGGATTTTAATTTTATTGTTATTTTCAGTTATTGATACTTTTGCCGGTGCACCATATTTACCAGGCATCGTATCAATAATGGATTTGTAGTCATTTACCGTTACCGCTCTTTTTTGTGCGGCAAAGTTAAATGAAACCATATTTCTAACTTCTTCGGTTGTTGGTGGGTTAGACCCACCTATTGCTGCAGTTACATTCGTAATTGATAGTGATTGTAGAACATTAGTATTAACAATATCAGAAGGTCCAGTTATTGCAAAATCTATTGTACCCACTTGATTTATAACACTGACACCTACATTAGTCGCCAATCCACCACCAATTCTATATTGTACAAATATAGTTGTGCTTGGTTGTACTGTTAAACCTAATCCTATATTATTTTGATAATTTGCTAAATCTAATTTAATACCGTTTCTTGCAAAATCAGCAAGTTGTTGATTTGGGGTTGTCGTTCCTCCACCAAATTGTACTTTCATAAACCCTTCAGGTGTATACTCAGTAATGAATCTATTTTCTGTTTTAATGTACTTACCAACCTTTACTCCCGCTTTGTCCGTTGGTTTTGTGATGTCTTCAATAAATACGGTATCTTCGGCTAGTGCATCAACTTCATACCACCTATTCTGAGAACTTAAAAAATCCCCGTATGTTGGTATGTTAGGATAACTTGTCCCGTCTTTTTGTATAATTGATGTTACCCCTAAAACATTTCTTTCAGGTAAAAAGAAATTAAAAAACGGAACAACGTCAGCCGGATTAATAACTCTTTTAAAAACCTTTGTAGTCCCATTAACCACTACTTCTCTTTTTGTAATGACATAATTTATAATTTTATTATTAGCATCAAAAGTTGGTCTTTTTGTTCTGTTTACAAATCCTTCATTATTATATTGTGTTGAGAAGTCAATGTCGTAAACTGTTTCAAATGTTGTCCCCGCACCATTAAATTGTGATCCAGCACGTAAGATGCCTAAATATCTATAATCCTCACTATCACCAAGTGGTGGTACAGTAATAGAAACATCAACTACCGCAACTGAAGGTCGGTAACCCGGTATTTTTAAACCATAAGTTCTTGCTATATTGTATATAGAAGATCTCTGTTGAGCGTACTGTAAAACCGTTTCTTGTATACTTCTATCTATATGGAAATGTAAGTTATCGGCAACTGCAGCATTTAAATCCATTAACACTGAAAACACAGATGCGTCGTTAAAATTTTGTACTAACTCAGGATAATACTGTTTTGTATAATTTATTAAATCCTGTCTTAGACCCTGAAAGTCCCTATTAGTATAATTAATTTTTTGATTAGCCATATTTAAATGTTTATAATTACAAATTCTTTACTTCCAAAAGCTTTATTTTCGTCAGTATAGTCAATTTTTAGTTTTGCGGTGTATTCTGCAGTGTTTGCTCCGGGTATTTTATATATACTAGCCTGTCCCAAAAGTTCGTAATCCAATTGTCCAACAACCTCATCAGTTTCAGTGTAGGGTTCAATCGTTATACTATTAATTAAAAGATTAGGTATGTATTTTGCAACTTGTTCTTCAATGTCTGATTTAATGTTTTCAAATGTTTCACCATCTAATGGTTCAAATATGAATTCATAAATTCTAGTACCAAAATCAGGTAAATAATACCTACTACCTTTTCTTGTCAAAATTAAATGTAGAAGATTTGTTCTTATCTCTTCATCCGAATATTGAGTTAATAGTAAATAATCCCCGACATTACTCTGTCTAAAAGGAAACGATATACCGTATGTTCTGCCATCTGCCATATTTAATAAATATATTAAGAGTAATTTTTATTTAAATAAAAAAAATTAGTATATTTGTAATATGAAAACTTTATTTACTTTTTTATTCGTTTTATTTAGTGTGACAATCTTCTCT